GAGTACGGCATCAATGATTTCATTACTGCCATCCTTGCCCAATTCTTTTTCCCATTTCTTTATCTCATCTGCTGATTTACTGATGACTTTTGCCATATCCTGGACATACTTCTGTCCAGCTTCAACAATCGCCTGGTCACGCTGTGCCTGCACATCTTTCAGCATTTGGGAGTTCTCGCCGTAAAGCCTTATGGCTTCATCTTCCATTTCCTTGTATTTGTCGACAATCTGCTGTCTGGTCTTCTCCCATCCGGTAAGAAGGTCGGATTGCTCCTTGGTGCGCATCTGCGCAAGCTTTTTCTCAAAGGACTTTCGATCATCTATAAGTTTCTTTCTCCTTCGTTCTGCTTCTTTTGGATCCTCACCTTCGCTCTGATTAACAGATCCACTTCCATCAACTTTTTTGCTCTCAAGTTTATGTTGTTTCAGTTTCTTGAGATCTTCTATCTGCTGGCGAATCTCCCTTCTGTTTTCAGCACCATAGATTTGTTTTTGAAGTTCAGCGATTTGAGCATCTATCTGAGCAATTTCGTCCAGTTCACCCTCTGATTTGATAAGATTGTCAATAAATGGTTCAAACTGATTGTTGGTAGCTTCCACTTCCTCCGTCATCTTACGCTGCTCTTCAGTAATGTCAGTTAAAACACCCACTATGCCAAACAATCCACTAGAGCCAGTATAGCCATAATGATCTTGCAAGGCTTTGAAAATAGCATTAGAATCTTCACCTGCCTTGGTCATCGTTTGCACCGCTTCCATCATATCCTTGACTTGCGATTCTGTATAGTCTTTCGAAAGCCTTTTTCTCAACTTATTGAACAATTCAAGCTGCTCAGACGTGTGCTTTGCGATGGTGTCCGTATTTTGTTTTTCTCTCATATCCAACGCTATCTTTGCCTGGATTTGGGTAATCACATCTTTGTAAGCCTGCTCGATATTACGGAGCCTTCCTTCCTCGTCGATATGCTTCTGGATAATCTCCGGATATTTCTCTTTGAGTTTCTGAAGTGCTTCTTCATAGTCCTTTGTACCCTTCTCTGCCTTCTTGAGCTTTCCGAAGAGGTATTCAGCTTCAGCCTGCTCCTGTGCACAGGCTTTATTGAACTCTTCTGCAGCTTTTTTTGCTTCCCGTTGCTTTTCAACCAGCTTCACAAAGCCACCTACCACTGCACCGATGGCCACAATGATGGCGCCCCATGGTGTGGAAGCAAAAGCAGCCTTGAATAGCTTTTGGGCCAATGTAGCCGCACCAGTAGCACCAGCCAGCTTTGCTTTTGCGGCGGTAAGCAGAAAGACAACTGATTTGTATGCTTGGCCGACTGCCATGTTTTTCAGCGTAAGCGCATGTCCCTCTTTCTGTGCTGTATTAACCATCTTTTGGGCAATATGCAGAGCTCCGTATGCGCTCGCCAATGCAATCACCAGACCCTTATGCTGCAGGGCGAACTTCACAATTTCTTTTGTTACCATCAACCCGGAAGCAGACATCTTCGTCAGCTGTGTAATCACCGGCATCAGTTCCTCGCCCAAGGCCGCTTTGGCATCCTCAACCGCTTTTTTAGCTTTCTCAAGCTGGGCGGCGGCGTTTTCATTTACAACAGCGTATTCCTTATCGAGAGAAACAGCTTCCGCAAAAGCGGTGTTGGAGGTATTCAGGATCTCGGTAAAACGCTCGGTATTGGTACTCATCGCACCGATGATTTTGTTCACACCATCGGCATTCAGTTTCAGGTCTTTCAGAACAGAGCCCACCTCCGTTGCATTTAAACCATTTAACGACTCGGCGAATTCCACAAAGAACTGTGCTGGATTGGTGTTGATCAGTTCCCGGACTTCCTCAACCGGACGATGCATGGCGGTGGCAAATTTCTCTACATTGGTAGAGGCCTTCATCATGACTATACCGAATGCGCGGCTGGCCACCTCCGCATCGATGGAGCTTTCCTCGAAGGCAGCACCCAAGGCAACCGCCTGCTGAACGGTTGGACGGAACACCTCCGGCATACTTCCCACACGTTGCACGAAAGCAGCGATATTACCCTCGGTGGCATTGGCCGAAGCACCTACCTCGTTAAGAGCGGAACCTATCTGGGTTAACGACTTCCCTATATCCTGACTACGGGTTTCCTTGTATGCCAAACTGATTTTACCAAGGATGGAGGAAATCTCCTCGGCTCCGCCTTGAAATGAGTCTCCCAAGGCAACATTAGCTTTGTTGACCGCCTCTGTAAACCCCTGAATCTGGTCTTTGGCGATACCCATACGTCCTCCGATTTCCGCAATCTTCAGCAGTTCGTTGGTGGATGTGCGGGTATCGATACTCTTCAACGATTTATGAAGACCTTCCACCTCTTCACGAGTCATCCCAGTGGTTTTCTGCACTGCGCTTATCGCGTCATCCAGCGTGGCGTAGGCATCCACATACTCCTGGGTGGCGGCGACGAAACGCTGAAGGGCAGCGGAGGCAGTTTGATAGGTGGCTGACAACGCACCGATATTAACCAAGGTATCGTTTAATTTTTCGTTGTTCTCTTTAATTTCAACTGATGTATTCCTTATTTCTTTCCGTAACTCCTCATATATATCATTCAGTTTCTTTAACTTGGCTGTTTTCTGATACCATTCTTCAGTACCTATAGGTAATTTGTTAAGTTCATTTGTCGTCTTGGTTATAGCAGCACGGACAGACTTCAAATCAGCATCTATCCCCTGCTGATTTAACCAGACGATAATCCTTTTATGAATCTCTTTTGCCATAATGATTAAGATTTTATGGCAAAGATAAAGATGTTTTTAGGAATGAGTTGTGACAGTATTAACCGCGGCGGTGACGGCTGAAACTATGTCCTGCCCCCGCACCTTTGGGTGCTATCTTCACAACCGCATAAATGAACACTATGAATAAGATCACCTGTAACATTTTCGTCACCTCCTTTCGAGTGCAAATATACGAAATATTTTTAAATTGTGTGCCTTTTGTGCGTCTTTTGTGTTTTTTTTTCAGCAGTACCGCTCCATCTTCTCAACGAAGGTCATCCATATTCTCAGGCAGGACAGCGGGCTGTCGTTGGGGATGAAGTTGAACACCGAGAGGTTGTGGCCGTCGATGCGGAAGCGCAGGCGCACCCTGAAGCCCCTGTGGAACTTCTCAACCTTGACTTTCTTTGATTCCGGGAAAGCAGCGGTGAAATAGTCGCGGATCCTTGACTTGGGCGTGCAGCCCTTTGTACTGGTTGTTTGTAATGAAAACATAATTGATCTGTTTTGGTAACAAAAAAACCGGCGTAGGGATACCGGGGACAGATCTCCCCCGCCAATGGTTTCCCAGTGGCGTACCATACCGGCTTTTATAAATATCGTTCTGGATTATCTGTTGCATATTGATCTGTTTTGGTGTTGCAAAGATACAACAAATTTCTGAATTGTGTGTGGTTTGTGTAGAAAAAGTGTAAAAAAAAAAAAAAAAACGGCCTCAATCGAGGTCGTTAGTGTGTTATTTTACATCACCCCTTGGAGGCTCACATCGTTGGCCGTCATTCGATGGAAATTCAGCAACACTTTGTCGCCATAGTAGTCGGCCACGAGGTTGGCCAAGTTCTCTATGCCCCTGTCGATGGGATTGTGGATCCAGTCGCTCATGCTGCGCTTTATATACACCTTTTCCGATGCGGCCTTGCCGCTCTTGGTGGCTACCCCATGCCGGGGCTGGCCATTGCCCACTCCATACTCCCTGAAGATACCATGCACCGGCATTTTGAAACTCATCGCCTCCAGTTCTCCATAACGCATCTTCATTGCGACAGGCAGATAATTCTTCAGTCTCCTCTCGGTTTTGCCGGCATAACGCCCTTTGATATAGGTGTGTGTGGCTTCCTTCTTTCCCTTGGGGAAGGCAGCGGCATTGGCTTTGGCCTGACGGCGCACCGCATCTGCCCATGCTTTCGCCTGTCGCAGAAACTCTTCCTCAGTCATCAGATGCTCATCCATTGTTCTTCCTTTTCTTTGATTCCTGGATTAACGTGTTCAGCCGGTAAAGGACTGTGTGCACCGGCAGCTGAAGGAATTTCTCCTCATCCTGAATATTGTCGCCCAGCAGGTTCCGGTGGATGTTGGTCCAGGAGAACTGTGACGGTTGGTCCTCAGGTTCCGGAGGATTGTCGTTGGGCCCGTCGTCATCGTTGGTATTCAGATCATGGTAAGGGAAAATCTCGGTATAGACCGACTCCAACGAAGCGGCCCTCATGGCACGGTAGTTCAGCAGTATAGCCACCTGCAGTGCCTCATCCAAAACTGACAGTTTGCCAAACCTGCCGGTGGTGCCGTAAGTGGTGAACGGAATGCGGCGGTCGGTCTCACCGTCATAGTCTTTGCGCTGCGGGCGGAACAGTGCCGCCACCGCCGCACGGTGGAAACCCTGTATCATGCACTGGTCGGCATACACGAATTCGCCCCAAGTGATGTTGCCGAAATTGGAAGTTGGACCGTACCACACTTCCCCATCCACATCGATGGACGGTATCTTCCACCCCTTGAAGCTCAGCGACAACATATCAAGATGGTTGAGCCAGCCGAAAGAATCCATAATCATGAAACGCTGAAAGTCCGACAGTGCCGCAAAAGCATCCTCTGGCATACCGCACACTATGCGCAGCGGGTCACCGTCGTCGCCATCCATCAGTCGCACCGCCGCCACCAGCTGCTCACCGGTCATCTCAGCCAGCGATGCAGGCAACTGCAGCTCGTGCCGCTCGCCATCAATCTCATACTCCAACTTGTTCATGATACTCAATTATTGCAAATCACTCCATACCTGTTCATCCACATCCCAGTCAAACTCACAGCTAATCTGTATAGTATAGCGCATACCTGCATACAGGTGCTGCTCATCCAGAACAGGAACAGCCGACAGCACCTCCAGCTCCGCACAGATTTCACCACTACTGGCATCGGTCATCATGCGGCGCAGCACTTCGTCACCGATTTGCTCACAGAGGTTCATTGCCCCGTAGATACTTTGCCAGTTTTTGCTTTCAGGATAATTGCAAGCCACAATGAACGAGGTCTCGCGGGTCTTCACATCTCCATTGAAGGAAATCTCGAAGCTTTCCGCTATCAATGCCGGAAACTTCACCCGGTTGCGCAGATCCATGTAAAACTCCTCCAGTTCACCCCTGAAGAAGTGCTTTTCGGAATCACTATGCCCGATGGCCGTATGGCTGGCCGCCAAGCTCTCGATATATTGGTAATATTGTCCAACTGTCATAGCTATAATTGTTTCAGCATGTTAATCAGTTCTGGTTGCGGATGCACATCGCTTTTGTCGAAGCGGTAAGAGCAATGTCCATAGATGCCTGGTTCACCCTTCAGTGCCTTGGTCGATACCACCCACATATCATTGGAGTAGGCAGACGGTATGCCGTGACGGCGGCACAGTTCCTTCAGCAGCTCCCGCAAAGCATTCAGCTGGGCGGTAGTGTATTTTTCATAATAGAGATGACCTTTCCAGCGGTTTTTCTCGCAGTACTCATAAAAGTACTTCACTGGCCTGCAGGTGATATTGGGCACATAGCGGCTGCCGTTCCATTTCACGGGATAGAACTGGCCATCGGTGTGCGGAAGCACAGGCCCCCACGAATCCAGCTCAATGCCAATGGCATTTTTGTCGAGATTCGTCCAAGGCAACTTGGCCACATTGAAATGCTTCTGGCCAAGTCCAAGGTGATAGCCCCAGTATTTCTCATCGAAGAGCTGATGCACCACCCCTTCACGATCTATAATGAAATGGGTGGCCACCCGTTCAGGAGTGCTCATCCACCAGTTGATGTCACCATCCACACCTGGACCACTGGCAGTGTGATGAAGCACTATCTGACGCTTCACCGTCTCTTCTGCGACGTATTGGGTACATGGAAAATTGTGTTGTATAATATTCATATTACACTGTGGTTTTCGGTTTTCGGCCAGGTGATTTTGGTTTCGGTATTCCTGCCGTCCTTATGAGTTCGTTCAAGTCCCGGTTCTCATTCTTCAGAGCCTCTATTTCATCCAGCAGCTCCTTCTGTCCTGCTTTCAGGTCGGCATTCTCCCGTCGTACTTCCTTTATTTCCGCCCGCAGGTTCATGTTTTCATCCTTCAGATGTCGCACGCCCTCAAGCAGTTCCACTATCTTGGCATTGTCTTCCTGAATAGTGTTCGACAGCAGCTGAATGGTTTCCTGCAGGGATTTGATGGCGGTATTCTTGCGTGTCCGGGTACCGGCAATCCAGCCGACAACACCCGACACCGGGGTGATGAGATATCCTATTAATGATGTGATGTCAACCATTTTAATTAAAATTTAGGCGAGAAAAGTTTTCTTGTTGGTATTATCGCGACGGATGATGCCGTCGTCGGGGCTGTCACCGGCAAAGCCGATGTAGTCAGGGTAATCATCAGGTTTGAGCTTGATGGTATGGATGGCGGCGGCAAGATACTGATCCGCTTTTTGGAGCAGGTTCATACGTGTTTCCTGCACCTGGGCACGATAGACAGGTGTCTCCTGTACACCATCCATGGTGGTGGTCTCAAACAGCAAACCTTTATCAGTCGGTATCTTGTGCAGCTCACCGATACCAGCTGCCACAGCCGAATAGACCACATACAGGCGGATGTAAGGCAAAATGGATTTCCATTTCGCCTCTGTCTCATCGGCTGTCAGCAACTCCTGGTAAAAAGACACACCAACACGATGCTGCAGCTCTATCAGCTCCACATCGCGTATATACTGCCTCATCTTCAGGAACACCAGGCGGCTGCCACCAATATTGTAGCAGTCGTGGAACAGCCTGGTGTTGCGGATCAGCGTCTGCTTGCTGTCCAGCATGTATCCTGAAGAGGCAAATTCGGGGAACTCCCCGCTGTTTTCCTCCAAATATTCCAACACATTGTCCAGATAGTCAAAGCCTTCATTCTTTAGCGACTTCTTGATATTCTCCTCCTGATAGCGATACAGGCGGTTCTCCTTATCCACCTCCGCCGATACACCCACATCGCTGATGTTGGCCGAGATGATATCATAGCCCTTCCAGATGGCCAGACGAACAAGGGCAAAGCGGACTTTCTCCAACAGCACTTTGTTTTTGCTAATCTCATCAGTAGTGGATTCGCTGCCTGATGCGGGAACTGTTTCCTCACTGTTGTCAGCTACATCAGTTTCACTGTCATAGAAAGCTACTAATCGCTCAAACAGCGCATTGCCCAGCAGAGGACGGATATAGGTCTCCTCGCATAGGGCGATGTGTGATGCCACGGTCTCAAACCGCAGGTTGATGTTCACCGGCAGGTATTGCTTGAATTCTTCCGCCCGATCATTGAATGATGCTTTGAATAATTTAGGCTCCATATTTTCTGTTTTTACTATACATATATTATATATGTAGAGACGTGCCATGGCGCGTCTCTACTAGGACAACGATTCTTGTGTATTTCTCCCGCTGTCCAGCGTGGCCAGCGTGATATTCCGGTACTTGAGGTCGATATTTTTGTACCCATTGAACTGCAGCATCAGTTCCACAGGATCCAGCACTGCCTGTTTCTCAATATTGCTTAGGATCATCGACACAAGCAGACCCTCACGGATATCTGAACCGCTGCCGGCATTGCCCGAATAAGGACCGCCAGGCATACCTGCGCCCAGTACAGACGGGTTCACCATCAACGAGAACAGGATCTCACTGTTGGCCGCAGCCGACGTGCTCAGTCTTTCTTCGGCTTTTATGGTGCCATCAAGCCTGGTTATTAACCACTCACCATTTTTCTTGCCGCTCTCATCGATGTAATACTGGGTCACCAGCGTCTTGTTGGCATTTTTGGTGTCGGTAAGCTCTTTCTCAAACTTATCCATGTAATCCTGAATCATGCTCTTGCGCTCTTCCACATTCTTGTATTCCGTCTTAGGGAACTGTTTTTCCCAGTAGGTTGCCGGTATCTGGATGTGCCACATCAGGCTCATGGCATTCTCATAAGCTTTGTTCAAGAATTGAGGAATCTTGTGGGCAATATCAATCCAGCCGCTTTCCTGCGCCGACTTCCAATCCGGAGTAGCGTAATAATCGTTGTTGCTGAAGTAATTCTTGATACGTGGGAATGCGATGACACCACCATTGAGTTTGCCGGTATCACGCAGCCAGTTCAAGTCGAACACAGGATCGTCCTCATCCAGCATATCGATCACCA